GCGCGTTCGCGCATTGTCTCTTCTGGAAGCTTTTCAAATACGTTCTGGTTACGGTTTGGGCGGCTTGGAGCAGGGACATATCCCTGCATAGCTCCCTTTGAAAATTCGTTTGGAACGTCTGTATCTGTTGCGATGCCTTCTTCAAAACGAAGTGGTCCGCGTTGTCCTGGAGTTGCAGGAGAGACCTTGCGGTCGTAGATGTTCGCTGCGCGCTCTGGGAACTTTGGATCTGGTGCAATTGCCATTGTATGACTCCTTATAGGTTGAGGTACCTCATAGAAAAGTGTGATACATATACTCTCTATAGTCAGGCTAAAGTCGTATTTATCTGTAGAACGGTGAAGAACTTACTTCTACGGAAGGCATTGTTAAGTCCATGGTTAGAGAGACCGCAATAGCTAAGCTGTCAGCAAAGTCGTCATGAGCATGGGCTTCCTCCGGAGCTTTAGCCAAAAAGTTAGGTCCAGTAAACTTAGTCTCTAGATCTGTCATCTGTTGGTAAAAGCGTTTCCAAGTTCTAAGGCGGCGCGTTTTAGCATGGGCAGGCCACCCAATCATGCGGCGGTCAATAAGAGCTTTAAGATGCTTCCAACGCTTAGACTGCTCAGGTTGGCTACTGCCTACAGATAAGACCTCAGCTCGGGGAAGAAGTATCTTTAACCGCTGAGCTACTGCGTCACCCACACCGTTTGCGTCTACTCCTACAGCAAGTACATCGTAGCTCTGTAAGAAGGTAACTATCTGGAAGTACTGGTCTTCCCAGTCATCTCCCTGTATCTCTAGCCAGTTAAGGATTCGATGGTCAAAGTACCCAAACTCATCTGGACGATCCCAGTCAACCCATACAACAGTGACAACAGTTGAGTCCATCTTACGAGCAGGGTCAATCCCCACAACAACTGGAGAACGGTGCCAAGCTTTAACAACTTCTTGTGAAGTGTCTCCAAGCTCATCCATAATGGTAGATGTTACGAACATGCCGCGCTCTAGAAGCCAAGTGCAGTTGTATGCCATTTGAAATTCGTCAGAGTCCTCGCCAATACGTAGCATCTCTTTTTTGATGTACTTGCCGTAGTTAGGGCTTACTTTTGACACGTCCTTGTAATCCCACTGAAAGTGGTTCTGTCTAGCCTTAGCACCTGTCTGACGACGCTTGTTAAGCTGAATAGCACGGTAAAAATTATTCTTATGGGTGGTCGGTGTTCCGGTTTTAATCATAGTTCCGTTGTAAGCAGCCAACATAGGGGAAATAGACTTTGAGACGATAAAATCGTCAGCCTCTTGGCACTCATCAATAACTACTAAGTGAAATGACTCAGACTCAATCTTAGCTCTTGGGTTAGCTGTCATCATAATAATGCTACTGCCTGAGTTTTTTAATTTGATCTGTCGTTTTACGCCTGACACCTTGCTAAGGCTGTCATCAATCTCAGGATCACCAAGTATCTCTAGAGCACGCTCAGATGTAAGTCTATTTACAGTACGTCCAAATAGAGTTTCTGCCTGGGTCTCAACTGGAGCAAACATACCTACCCAAAGACCTTTTTTGAACTTACCTAGTAGGTCTGGGTACATCTTAGCTAATCTTGGAAGTAGAACCATCAAAGTAGCTACTGTGTTAGCGATTGTCTCTGACTTACCTGACTGACGTGCGGCAAGGGCTGTAATCTCCTCGCCATCACCGATGATTACGGATTCAATAATGCGTCTAGCTAGAGGTAATTGATAAGGTCTAAGCGCGTGCTCTTCTTCTTCATCTACGCCTACAAGAGCGTCCATGAATTGAATGCAGCGGTCTACCAGACGACCTACAAACTCTTTTGATAGCTCGTCGAGTTCCTCTACTTCATCTTCAATAATTGCTTCTTCAGCGTTATCTTCGGAGTAGAACTCGTCTTCGTCTTCTTCTAATAAGTGTTCCATATTCGCCTTATTTTAGACTGAAACAAAAAGCCTGGGTGGTTAAACCCAGGCTATCTGATGCCACCACGGGGAGAGGAAGAGAGGCGGTATTAGTGTATCATAAATGTCGATAAATACATTTATCGGCGTGTCATGCGAACGTGCAGAGCGTCAACTACAGCATGAAGAGCTTCTGCTCCTGCTAATGCCTCATCCAAATAAACTTGTTCACGACTCTTCTGATAAAGAGATAAGCAGCGGCCTACATCGTAAATAGCGTTGTCCATCCACATCTCTAGCTCCCCTGTTGGGATTCTAGAAACGCGCTTAGCTACCTTCTCAGTAAAAGGCTTATTCCATACTTCTTTAGACTTCCCGAACACGAGCAGCCCCTTTCTCATCGACCCTAGCTCTCATAGCTTTCATAAGTAGCTCATCGATAGCTTCATCGTCATCTGGGTGGATATTAGGGTTATGCGTAAATAGACCTACATATAAAGCTGTGTGGGTGAATGGTGCACGAAACACCAAGCACTTACCTTCTCTAAATGGGTGCTCTGTCTCGTTTGTAGTGCCCACTTCAACTATAGGAAGGGGTTTACGATGCCAGTACTTAAGTTGTCCGCCGTATAGTGGTCCGTATGTTTTCACCTAGTTCTCCTTAAAGAAATCCTCTGACTTCCAGTTTCTTAAGTCACCCTTTTGAATAGAAGATGCTTTAGAAGATGAATCGCTTACTCGGGCAAGTGTACCAGCAGATATATTCATCAGTTGCGCCGGGCCGTGAGAAGAACACTCCTCCTCCAGTTTAGGAAGGTACGAGCTGGTGGAGTTGCTCCTTTTAAGACCAAGCCACGTATCTGTACCAATGTCGTTATACTCCCACCAAGTGTTGTCTCTAAAGACTATATAAACAGTCTTAGTTGTTGGGTTATATGCGATAGTCCAAGCGCGTGGTCTGGCGGGGTTACGGGTAGGGGCGGTAAGTGTTTCTACGCCAGCATCTGCAACCTCAACACCGTGAGCACGCATAGAGTCTTCAAGCCCTGCTGCCATCAAATCTTTAAGACTAGGCTTAGGCATTATTCCTCACAAACGTGGTGTTCTGTTTCGTTTTCCATAACTCTAGCAAAACAACTGCCACAACGCATTACTTTAGGGGGTTTAAAGTTGTTTTGAACAGTACCGCCCAAAGCCATGTTCCCACCGTACTCTGAGTCGTCTATGTTATCGTAGATAATCTCAGGCTCGTCAAAGAGTTCTCTTGGAAAAGGCCCTCTTGGGTTAACCATGTGGTCTGGTACTGGGTGAACCTGCTTAGCTTGGTGTCTAATTACTCTCACTTGGTGTGGCCTCTTCGGTAGGCACAGCAGTAGACTTAACAACAGGTTTCTTTTTAATGATCTTTTCTGTCTCTGCCTTAATAGGCTGAACTAGTGGGAAATGGCCAGCGTTAGCTCGCACATGAAGCCACTGAGGTAGGCACTTTACACAATAGTTTGCGGGACTTACTCCCGGATCGGCGTGGGTGTAGACCGCATCGTTAGAACAGTTATCGCACTTCATTAGTCCTCCTAGTTAAGGCATCAGTATAGCAAAAGAGCGCCCCGTAGGGCGCCCTTCTGTGGTAATTACTTACTTAGTTGTTGGTGCGTTTGCTTCAATAGCGGCCTTAGCGACAGCCTTTTGAGCATCTGCTACCGCTGCTGTTGCTACTGATGTAAGAGCGGCGGTTGTTGTTGCGTCTAGGTGCTCCTGTTTAGCAAGGTCTGACACAACACCCTTAGGGTTGAACTTAGCAAGCAATGGACCGACGACACCGACTACTGCAGCCCATAGGACATGCTTGATGTGGTGGTTTCCTGTTTGCCAAATAGCCACTGCTGATGCAGCAGTTGCGTAAACGTAGTGCTCTACAAGAGCTTTTTCAGATTTGGTAATGCGCATTACTACTCCTCTATGTTGTTAACGTATGGCGTTATGATGTGAGAATCTGCCGCAACCGTAGGTTTTGACGGATCCTTACTCTCAGATGCTACACCAGCAAGGCCTGCTGCCACAACTGCACCGAGGTGTGTCGGAGATGTAGAAAACCCTGTAGCCGCCCAAGTACCTAAAGCAGCAGTTCCCCCAAAAGCTACGTGAGCCGGGCTGTGAAAGTTAAGCTTTATCCCCATGATGCAGTTTCTCCCAAATTTCAGTCAACATCTTGTGCGAGTGGTGGTCTAGTTTTAGATCCTGTTCAATTATAGCCCTGTCTTGATCTCCAGAACGGTTAGTGGCGTTAAGTAAAAGTCCGGATAACAAAATAGACTCTAGGGAAACGGTCAGCGTCAAAAGATTAAACGGATAGGGATCAAAAACAGCAAACGTCATCCACAGTGCCCAAAAGACCATATGAACGATCAAGAACCACGGAGAACCGAACGCTGTAGCAGCCCAGTCAGACATGCGTTGGAAGTATTTCATTAAGCCCCTGCTTCCTTAATCATCGAGGCGTAGGTCGCCGCGTCTAAACCCTTATCTTTCTTAAGAGCTGCGAACTTGTTCTGATAAACAGGTACTAGCGCCAAATCTTCTACGGAAAGTGTGCCTGTAACTAAATTGCTAGGTAGTAGTCCTGCTTTTTCTAAGGCCTTCTCTACGATCATTGCTGCTTGGCTTTTATAACCAGACTTGAACGCAGAGGTTCCTGGGAAAGGCGGCGCTACCAAGATGGTTGTTGTTGGTTTAGGTGCAGCTGTAGTTGAGTTGTGAATGGCTGCCGCCCCACCTCCAGTAAGAGCTGTAGCAGCCGCTACACCACCGGCCACAGTTTTCTTTTGAGTGGTCGCTGTAGCGGGTTTAGAGCTGCTCTCGTAATTAGGGCGAACCACGGCCAACACGTAAAGATACGCACGATGTCGTTGATAGACGCCGTGGCCATCATACTGAGAGGCAGTTGTCATGTGCTCTGGGCCAGTGTTTCCACCAATAGTGGTGATTCCATCTTTAGACGCAGCTTGAATAATCTCTACGTGATCAGCTACTCCGTTGCCTGCCCATGAGAAAAAGACTAGATCTCCAGGAAGTCCAGAGTACTTATCCACTACTTGGCCGTTTTTTTGAAACCATGTCAAGCCTGCAGGACAGTAAGAAAAGCCTTTAGGTGTTTGAGCCGCCACTAGATGAGAAGCATTAGCCTGAGCAAAACACCAACTTACGAACATCGCGCACCAAGGCTCATTTGGAATTCCGTACCACTCGCCATAAGGGTTAGCGTCTGTAGTTCCACCATAGAAGTTAATCTGCTTCATGGCTACGTTCACAATATCAACGCCAGCGGTCACTGGTACACCAACCTTTCTGCCAGATCACCCGGCACTACTAAGTAATCTCGTTTTGGTACAAGAACTATCTCTGCCTTGTCATAGCACTCTTCTACAAGCTCAGAACAGATATAACCTTCTTTTTGCGCCGTATAAGCCATGACCCTGCTATTTGAGAAGATCTTTATTCCTAGGATACGGAACGCAAGTAAAACTATAGTTAAGAAGCTGTACGGCTTGCCCACAAGAGCTAGTGCAGCTTGGGATATCCTTTGACGCTCAGATTTTGAGAGAGACTCATGCTGGTTCCAGGCTATAAGCGGATAATTGGTGACAGGGCTTATTCGCACGCCCTTGGGATCGGCCTCAACAATCTGACCATCTCCAATATAAATAAAGCAGTGGTTCCAACGGCTCATAGTGCCTAGTCGGATAAGTTTGCCAAAGAACCCGTTAGTCTTTACTACGCCGTAATCGCCTACTCTAGGTTCATATGCCATTACTCTTTGTTCTCCTCCACGTATTGGTCGAATCGACCCTCTAAGCGAGCAACATTGACCTTGATCTCAGTTTGCTCATCTCTAATCTCATCTTGACCTCTGTCAAGTTTTTTAAGGATTGGCAGTACTTGCAGCTGAACGACGTCGTTTAATGAGCTGCCGTGATTAGGGAGTAGTTGGCTTGAAGACTCTTTAATGTCCGCCAAGTACTCTTTAACTAGATCCTCTGTTTGCTTCTTTAATATCCAACGGGCAAAGCCCAAAAAGACACCTCCAATACCTATTACGGATGCGGATGTTCCAATAACAGTTGCTGCGTCCATTGTCAAACCTATTCTCAATAGAGGAATATTTGCGTGAGAAGAGGTTGTTGTCCGTAAAGAGTGGCACAAAATTAGCAATTTCATATATTTTTTCACATATTACTGATTTTTTCTCTGT